AGAGTTTGAAAAACAATCAGAAGAATTACAATTTAAAGTTACTGGAAATACTTCTTTAGCAATACAAAATTTACCAGAAAAAGTTGAAGAACAATTAGAAATACTTTTTTACGATCAAGAATTACTTAATGATCCTGAAGGTATGAACGTCAACGGATACCAAGAAAGAAAAGCAAAATTCTTTCAAGATAATATGTCTAAAACATTTATAGATATGTTCTATAAATTAAAAACAGATAAAAACCCTGCATTATCTAATGCTGACTTTGATGATATTGTTATTAGTGAAGCAGAAACACACGCAAAATTAGACGGAAGATTTGCACCAGAGTATATTCAACTATTAACACAAGATAGACCTGATGGTACTCCTGCAATTATAAATAATCCAAAGCATCAAAAAAGAGTAATTGCATTAGTTGATGAATTAAAAGATAGCATAAACTTAAATAGAAACACAGCGATGTGGTGGAATGGTTCTTTAGCTAGTACAGGAATGAAAAAAAGTGATCGTATTGAAGTAGGAGAACAAGCTTTTGCAAAAGAAATAAAAAGATTAATTAGTACAGGAGAAGCTACATCAGAAGCAGATGCGTTTTTAAAAGCAACATTAACGTTTGCTCCTGCTATGGCTAAAAATGAACCTATACCACAAATAGTAGATTTGTTTGAAAAACCATTAAGTAGTCAGTACACAGAAGATGCAAAACTAGCTATAGAAGTTTATAAAGGTTTAGAACAAAATGGTATGGTTGGTATCTATTTTGAAGAAAATGATAAGAATAGATATAAGTTTTTTATTGCAAGTATTTTAAGTGATGCAGGTGTAGACCCAAGAGATATTGTTAGACAAGTTGGAACTATGGATATGTCTACATCAACAATAACAGAATTAAGCTCTGCTAACAAAAAAACACTACAAGGTTTTGCAGGTAATATGGCTTATGCTCCTAACCTTGATTTAGTTTATACGGTAGCTGAATATTTTAAAAATATAAATTCAGATGTTAATGATAATTTTATTAGTCAAACTAAAAAGTTTATAGATGAATATTATGAAAACATTAATGGACGTTACGTAAGTAAATATAAATTAAATCAATTTGGTGTAACAAAAGATAACTATGATGCTTTTAAAGTAGCATCTATTGAAATATTAAAAGAAAAATTAAATGGAGAAAAATCAATAATTCAAGATACAGATATTGTTGGATTTTTCTATGACGAAACTAATCCTGATATTACAGGTCAAGCTCCAAATACTACTAACAATCAATCTATTGATTTAAATAATTATGAACTAATTGTTAATAGAGAGGGAGATACTCTATATTTTAAAGACGACAATAGTTTTATGACTGATGTCCCTGCAACAGTTGAGTATAAAGATGGAAGAACGGTTTGGTTAGAAGTGCCAATACAATTAGTAAAAGAAAGAGTAACTAAAAAGAATGAAGAACTAATAGCTAAAGCAGATAAAGCTAGAGCTAAAAAAGATAAAGAACTACGAATAAAACGAGAAAAGAATCAAGAATTTTTAGCAACACAAGAAGGAATGACACCATAATATGACAAAAAACATTAACTGGGATTTTATTTCAGAACTAGAAGGTAAAGGCGTAAATCAAGCGTATGTACCTAGTGATAACTCTGGAGTTACAGTAGCAACAGGTTTTGATCTAAAAGAAAAAGATGCAAACTTATTAAATGAAATAGGTATATCAGAAGAAACAACTAATTTGTTGTCTCAATTTTTTGGTATGTCGGGTGCAGAAGCAAAAGAAGCATCAAAAGGTTTTAGATTAACTGACGACCAAGTATCAGAAATAGATAAAGCTAGTCATAGTTGGTATGCAAGTCAAATTAAAAAAGCATATGAAAACGGAGAACATAAAACTGCTTGGGACGATTTAAGTGAAGCAGAAAAAACAGTTATAGCTTCTGTTGGTTTTCAATACGGATCAGGATTTAAAAGAAAAGATGGTTCTGAAATGAACTTTATAAAACAAGCTAGAGATAATGATTGGGACGCTTTACTTGCTAATTTAAGAAACTTTGGTGATAACTTTGGTACTAGAAGAAACAAAGAAGCTGACTTTTTAGAGAACGAAAAAAAAACTCTAGATAAAGAATTTAAACCTATAGATATAACAAAACAAAAATACTTATGGTCAGAAGAACCTGATGTAAGTAGAGGTTTGTTTTTAGATCAAGCTTATAACTATAGTGAATTACAAAAACATATTGCAGAAGGTAGAACTATACCTGCCGCTTTAAAAGCTTCGTTAGTTGAAAATACAATTTTTGCTAACGCTTATGAGATATTTACTTCTCCAACTTTTATTCAAGAAGATGGATTTAGTATGGAAAATAATAAAGAAGAATTTGATGCTGTAATAAAAGAATATAATTTACAGCCAGAGTTTGCAGATAGTTTGATTGGAGCTCTCAATGGAGAACACTTAAAGTATTTAGCTGAAAAAGCATCTAGACATCAAAAGAATGCAGAACTTCTAGCTTCTTATGGTTGGGGTGGTATAGCCTTACAATTTGGTACTTTTATTTTAGACCCCGTAAATTTAACGGGTTATGGTGCATTAAGTAAAGTAATGCAAGGTAGTAAATTCTTTACAGGATTAACTAGAAGACAAAGTTTTGTTAGAAAAGGATTAGCTTATGGTGGTATGGAAGGAGCTCTATATTCTCCTATAGCGGCAAACAATCCTACAATGGGACTTTCTGATGTATTAATTGCATCAGCTTTAGGTGGTACTCTTGGAGGAGGAATATCGGCTTTAACTGCTAAAAACCTCCGTAATATAGCTAATGCAGAGACTAGACAAGATTTAGTTGAGAATGGTTTAAAGGTTAGTAAAGAAGCAGATCAAACTGTATTTAAGAATGTTAAGCATTCTAAAAAGAATAAGAAATTAGAAAAAGATTTAAATGATACTGCACTAATTGACAACGTAGAATTATTCTTCCCTAAATTAAGAAACATTCCGTTTTTTGGATTTAGTATGACTAGATCAGGAACTTTAGGTACAAGTCTTTCTAAAAAAGCTAGACTTTTTGGTTTTAGATCAATGGAAGAACCTGTTGGTTTTAAAGACAAAAAAACAGGTCAAGCGGCAGTACAAGATAGTACGGTTGAAATGACTAGAGATCAAACTGTAATGAGAGCTCATCATACTGTGTATGGAGAAGTAGGTGAAGCTATGAAAGGTTATTTAAAAGAAAAAGGCTTTGGTGGTATAAGAGGATTTTTTCAGTTTGGTCATAAAACAAAATTTATGCACGATACAAAAAGAGTAATTATTGCTCTTTCTAAAAAAGAAAAGAAATTAAAATTAAGTGCAAGTGAAGAAGTATTATTAAACGACAAGAATTTAGTAAGAGCCGCTAATGCTTATGCAGATGGTTTTCAACTATGGGCTAAACTCTTACGAGAAGCAGGTGTTGAAGGTGCTGAAGATTTAGCACAAAACACAGGTAGATATTATGTACCAAGAAAAATTAGTTTTGAAGCTTTTGCCGCTTTAGAACAAAGAATTGGTGAAGAAGGTATAGAAGATTTATTAACAGGTGCAATAGCTAAACAACAACCTGCATTAAATAGAATTGATAATCCAGTTGCTAAAGCTGAAACAGTTAAAGTTAAAACTGATGATGGTAAAACAACTCAAATATCTGTATCAAAAGCTAGAGCTTTAGCTAGAGTAATTATTAAAGCCGCTAAATATAATAATAAAATGGGTGGCTTTGATATAGAACAATTATTAAGAGTTAAAGACCCTGCATTATTAAGAGAATATATTGATGATGTATTTCAAGATTTATCACAAGCACAAAGAGATGATTTATTTGATGGATTAAGAAATAATATAACTCTTTTAACATCTGGTAGATTTAAACAAAGAATAAGACTAGATGAAAACTATGAAGAAGTAATTAATGGTCAAAGAGTTAGACTAGATGAAATATTTGAAAATGATGTAGACTTACTTTGGCATTCATATACAAACGAAATGGCAGGGTGGTATTCACTTGCAGATAGATTAGGAATTAAAAGTAGAACTGCTTGGAGTAAATATAGTAATGAACTCAAAAGAGATATTAATGAAGTTTATAGAAATCCAGAAGCAAAAGGTGAATTTAAAAAACTTAAAAATTGGTCTCAAAGACAAGCAGGTGGTAAATTTATAGCGGCAGAAGAAATAGATACAATAGATAGTTTCTTTAATAATTTAATGGGAAGATCAACTGAAACAGGTGATCCTACTATTGGATTAAATAAATGGTTACGAGATTTAAGAAGATATAATTTTGTAAGAGTTTTAAATCAAGTTGGTATAGCACAGCTTCCTGAATATGGAGTTGCTGTTTCTCAACAAGGTTTTAGACTTTTACTAAATGAAATACCTATATTTAGAAGACTACTTAATGATGCACAAGCAGGTAAAGTAGATGATACTTTTTATCAAGATATGGCAATCATTGGTTCTTCTAATGGTGATGACTATATTTACAGACAGTTTCAAGCATATGATGTTTTAGATAGAGGTATATCTCAATTAGATGCTACGGGTACAAAAAGAAAGTTTATAACTAAACCTGTTCAAAATGCTTTTGAAAAAGGAACAGGACACGCATCTGGTTTAATTGGAATTGATAGACACCAAAGAAGAATAGCTATGCGATTATTTGTGCATAGATTAGCAGAAGATTTAATAGATGTTTCTAAAAAAGGAACAATGCTAAAAGAAATATCTAAAGGAAGATTAAATAGATATAGAGTTTTAGGTTTAAGTGATAAAGATTTATTAGCTTTAGCAAAAGAATTTAATAGTCCTAATGTAGTTACAGAAGTAAGTGGATTAGGTAGACGAGTTTTAAAATTTGATTTTGTTAATTTTAAAGATCAAAATTTAGTAAAGAAGTTTGGTATAGCTGTTAATAGATATACTAAAAGAGCAGTCCAATATAATATGATTGGAGATACAAGTAGATTTTTCTCTGACAAAGCTCTTGGAAAAACAATGTCTCAATTTAGACAATTTATAATGACTGCTTGGAGTAAACAATTTTTACATAACGTAGCTATGGGAGATTTTCAAACATTCTCTATGTTTATGTATACAATGACGATTGGTGGTTCAGCTTATGTTGCACAAGCACATTTCAATACTATTGGTATGAGCCCTGCTGAAAAGAAAGCTTATCTAAAAAAGAAATTAGGAGATAAGGGTGATGTTTATAAAATTGCTATGGCTTCTTTTCAAAGAGCAGGTTGGTCTTCTGTAATGCCACCATTTATGGATTTTATTACAGGTCAAATTGCACCTGAATATAGATTTAATACTAGATCATCTGGTCAAGAAATGAATTTAATTACAGGAAACCCTACTTATGATTTAGGAGAAAAAGTTATGGGTATTGGTGGTTCAGTTATTAAATCTTTATTTAATTCTGATTACGACTTTAGTAAACAAGATTTAAATAGAATAATGAGAATACTTCCATATCAAAACTTATATGGAATTAATCAAGGAATAAACTTTTTAAGAGATAACTCTGGATTACCAGACAAAGGAAAAATAGGATTATATTAATATATGGCATTTGCAGTAGATACATACACGGGTAATAATAGCACAACAAGTTTTAGTGTAACTTTTCCCTACATTGAACAATCACACGTAATTGTTACATTAGATGGTGTTACTAAAACTATAACTACAGATTACACATTTACAAATGCGTCAACGATTACTTTTACAACTGCACCTGCAACTAATGTAGTTATAAAATTTACTAGATCGTCTAACAGAACAACACGACTTGTAGATTACCAAGACGGGTCTACACTTACAGAAGCTACTCTTGACCAAGATGGAAACCAAAGTTTCTTTATGGCACAAGAAGCTATTGATGTTACAGAAAATTCATTAAATAAAAATGCACAAGATTTATTTGATGCTCAAAATAAAAGAATTATAAATGTAGCTACACCTACAAGTAATAATGATGCCGTAAACAAAACGTATGTTGATGCAGTTGCAGGTTCAGCAACAGCGGCGGCGGCATCAGAAACAGC